GGTACGAGTGCAAGACGTTCTCCACCAGGGCCAGGTGGAAAACGCCCTGCAAACCGTGCCGACATCAGTGCCCCCGCGCGTACGCGGGAACACCTGGCTTCGGTCCCCGGATGCGATGATCCGGGGCGTAGCGGACGAGATGACACATCTGGTCTGCAGCCGAAGTTGGGTGGGACTCAGCGCGTTGCTATACAGCAACGCTCCGCGCCCACCCCGAAAGGGGAGGGAAGAGAAGCGAAGTGCGCGCACGAATGTCAGGAGCGAATCGCAGGGGGGAGGGGCCAAGGGCACCCCCTTCCCCCGCGAGGCGTTGCGGAAGCGACGTCGGAAAGCGCTGGACGACATCAAGGTCGTCGTCGAACGGACGGCCACGCGTCTGCTGGAAACCCAGCCAGACGGGTGGTCGCCGCACGGCGAAGGACCGGAGTACGTCAGGAGGAACTGGGACGCAATTGTAACAGCACACGAGCTCGCCTTCGGCAAGATCGCGTTGCTGGACAAGCGTCCCGAGAACGTCCGTTCGACACTCCGGCTACTCGACCTGGCCAAGGGACTCGCGGTCGAAGGACCGCGGTTCGCCAAGGCCTGGTGTCACCAGCGCCGACTAGCAGCGTGCGGGTGCACGACTCGGAGCCCTGGCTGGGGACGCGGGATGGATCGGAGCCGCCTAATGGCGGCCTCGACGCTATCTCGCGCCCTCGTGCGGCGAGCTCGACCTCAAGAGGTCGAGGACGCCGCTGCGGCCACGCTCGAGCGGCTGACGGCGAAGCCGACACAACCAGACCCGGAGGAACTCCGGCGGTTGGTCGACTACGTCACCAGACGCATCGAGCGCGGGCGCACAGCGGGGGCGCCCGTGCACCAGCAGCACTCGACGACCACCAGTTCGCGGATGTTCGGCGGCCAATTGGCCGACGCGAAGGACCGACGAACGGTGATCACCGTCGACTTCTCGGATGCGCTCGAAGCGCAAGAATGGGCAGACGGGGACGACCCAGAACTGCCGTACAACACGCCTCCGATCGAAATCGGAGCGTTTGGACGGAAGTTCATCGTCCGAAGCCTGCGCCAACGAGGAGTCGACGGCCGAGACTGCTCCACGTGGGCCTACCGGGAAATCCGGTCGATCGCGGTCGGAGACGACGAACACCTCACCACTGTAACGTGGCTGAGGTGCGCCGCACCCTTCCGCGATATCCAGGCCCAACGTGTCGCACGCATGCTAGTCGCCGGCGCGCTTCGGCGACGCCTCGCGCGCGAGGCGAGGGCAGCCGCGATCGAGAGGGTCGGAACCGTCGAAGCCGGCGCGGAGTTCCCACTGCCAAGTGGGGCCCCCGCGGGCTTCAACGCGCCCCTCTCGTCCGCAGTGCTGCTGGCTCGCATGCGTGCCTCGAGCGGGGCTGCTCCGCGCACTTCCGCGGGTCGGTTCAGCGGCCGGGGACTGGGCCCGATCGGGATGGGGCTGCGCCGAACGCCGGCGCCATCCCGAGGGGACCAGCTGATCCAGGCTGCGGACCGACGGTGGGAGGCCGCCCGGAGAACCTTGTCGGACCCGATGCCGTCTCTAAACGAGACGGACCGGGCGAGACGTTGGTTCCGGGCGACGTTCTCACCCCTTGCCGACGCGCACAACTGCGCGCAACGCCTCCGTCAAGACGAGTACGAGACGGAGACGCGCGTGAGCGTGGTTGCCGACAAGGCTGGGAAGTTGCGCGGCATCACCCTGCACAAGGCCGAGCTCGTCGCCGTGAGCCGGTGCATGACCAAGCACCTCCTGGCGAACCTCAAGATGACCACCCCGTCAAGGGCGGTCCTCGAGGCTCAACCAGTAGAGTTGCGTTGGCGCGGCACCGACAAAGTGGTCGGATACTCCGCGGATCTCTCCGCGGCAACCGACCACATTGGCAACGAGCTGGCCGAGGCATGCTTGCGAGCCGCACTCCTCGCCACGAACGCGCCGGACTGGCTCGTTGCTGCCGTGCCTGCCGTGTGCAGCCGCATCGTCGTCGCAACCGACGACGGGGATCGACGGATCCGGTGCGGAGCCCTCATGGGGCTCGGACCGGGGTGGATCACCCTGTCGCTGGCAAACAGCTACGCGGCGATGCGTGCACCTGGCGGAGGCGTCGGGGGCAGAGTCGCGCGTCCAGGGAAAACCCTTGGACGCGGGACTCGGCCAAGTGGACTCGTTGCGCGACATTGCCGAAGGACAAGGTCGCGCAGCGAAGCCCATCCGACGCCTCGCAGCACGGACAGCGAGCAGAC